ACTCACTTCTTCCTCCCTCCCTGCGCGCCGGTTGAGCGGGGCTTGCGTTGCTTGGTGGCTTTGCGTTTACGCTTTTTCTTGGGGAGCGTCAGAAACCCAAACGTGATCGGGATGTGGTCATAACTCAGTACCATTTCACTTCACCTTTCCATTCGTGCGGGGCTTCAACGCACCGATCCGCTTCGCAAACGCGACGCAGAGGCGACGGATTGAAATATCAGACGTAGGCATGTTGATGTTGTTCTTGTGGCACCAGTAGTCCATGCCATTGAGTTTGCAACTGAGCGAGAAGCCACCGCTTCCTGCAACGGGCTTGTTCTCGTCGTCTCGCATCCACCCAATCCAGAATCCAACACACCTTCCGCACGGCATGCACACATACCCCTGCTTGCTGGAACGCTTTGTGCCGTTGACTTCCCAGTTTTTGGTAGTGGAGTGGACGGTGGTGCGAGTAATACTGCTCGCCGTGATCTTCTCCGCCTGCATTTGCTTGATGACTGATTTCACTTCCCACCTCCATTCGTGCGGGCCGCTGTGAGGGCGGATGCGGCTGCGGTCATAGCGTTATCATGCTGGGTGTGCGTAGGTGCATTTACCACCGCCTCCAGCAACCCCTTCCAGTCCGGCTCCGGTGCTGCGATATTCGCTGGCGCGTCCATGATGACCACACGCTCCCCGGTCCACGCTGGCGACTTGGCCATAATCGGGCCTTCGATTGCGACGCGAAGGGAGTGCGGCGTGTTGTAAATGTCCGACCACCGAACCGGCTCCGCCTCGAATGTCTTGCTCACGCTGCTGCTCCTTGCTCAATTTCGCTGGCCCGCTCGATCACGGTGTCCGCCACCGCGGCTCGCACACCTGGCTGGTCGATTCGCTTGCCGACGAGGTTTGGGAATCGCTGGTACATCGCGTCAAACACGACGCGCTTCTCTTCGCTGGTCATTCGCTCAAAGGCCGCCATTGCCTCGTGGCGCCGTTGTTCCTTCGCCGCCCTCTCGACGGATCTCTTGACCTCCGGAGTCAACGGAGGCACTTCCCAGCCCTTGCGGATGCACTGAGCGGCCCACGCCTGCGGATTGGCCTTGCTGTCGGCCTCTCGTTCGATCCAGGCGAGGCGCTCAGGTGTGGCGTTGGCGTGATCCCGAAGGTTCTCAATCGACAGGCGAGAGAGAACATCAACTACCACTGTTGTTGTTGTTCTTTTCTCTTCTTGTTCTTTTCTTGTTCTTGGTGCGCGGTTCGTAACGCTCGTGGCGTTACGGTGTGCGTTACGAAACTTCGATGCTCGTAACGCCGTTGATGCCCTCTTCTTCGCGCTCGCACCGTTGTGTGCGGAAAAGTCGCAAATGGATACAGCGTCGTCACTTATGTTCACCCACGGACGCGGCTTTCCGGCCTTGGTCAGTTCCGAAAGTGCTTGGGTGAAGCCGGGAATACCTACCTGCTTGTCGATGTACTCGGGCGTGTAGCCGTGAAGTTTGCCGTCAACGGTGTGCTGGTCGGCCTTCGACCAGAGCCAGTGCAGCGCGCCGACCACGTGCGCCGAATGCGCGCCGAGCTTGCACGCCAGCGCGACCACGCGGCCGTCGTCGGCGAGGTTCACCCGCATTTTGATCCAGTCAGTGGCCAAGGGTGCCTCCAACAAACAGTGGTGCATCCGTCACCTTGGTGTCATCCCGATACGTCTCTGGCCTCTCGGCCTTGCCAATCCGCTGCGCGGCCAACTTGGCGTACTCAGGATTGAGCTCACAACCCACTCCGTGCCGCCCCAGTTCCCGCGCCACCGCCGCAGTGGTGCCACTGCCTAGGAATGGATCAAGCACCAAGCACGGCACCGGATCACCAGCATCGCACGTGCAACCGGGTTCCCACCCGATCGTCTTTACGCTCACACCAGCCACGCTGTTGGCACACGAATTGCCAGTCCCCTCCGCACCATCGCGCTTGGTGAAGTCATTGGGCCGCTCGCGCGTGATCTTGGTCTTGTCGATGATCCGCGTCCACGGCGCACCACACGCCGGGCAGCACCCCTTCTCACTGGTCCCGGCCTTGATCGCGCGGCGGGGAATCTCGGTGGGAAAGGTGGCGAAGTGCGCTTCCTTGTACGGCTCCGGACCCAGGTGCCAGACGTTGCGCTGATTGCGCCCACTCGGCCACTCCGGTTGATCGCCTGAATATGTGGGGTTGCCATTACTTCCGGCGTGCTTGATCCCGCCGATGGGCGGCATCCTTCCGCCAGCAGAGGGCCGCTCGTTTCCATCCAGTGTTCCAACTGGCGGCCTTCGATCGTTTGGCCAACTGAGCGGTTCCTTCACCGCCTCAGCGTCATAGAAGTAATCCGCACTCTTGGTCAGCAGGAAGATCGGCTCCCATGATGATGTGGGGCGATCGGTGCAACTCTCCGGCATCGGGCTCTTCTTGGCCCACACGATCACGCTGCGAATCCACCACCCATCCGCCTGCAGCGCCATCGCCACCCGCCACGGCATCATGCACAGGTCTTTGGGCTTTAGGTTGCCTGAAGTGCGAATCTTTGTCCTTTCGTACTCGTATCTGCATTTCCAAGAGGCGGGCGCGTCCGCTCGCTGGCCATTATCGTTCCGGCCAGTTTGCTTTGTTGTAGCAGCGTATGAATCCCCGATGTTCAGCCAGAACGTGCCATCATCCCGCAGCACGCGATGCACGGCCCGGCCCACCTCCACCATCTTCTGCACAAACTCATCTGGTGTGGATTCCAAACCGATCTCTGCTGGCTCGAAGTAGCAAAGCAGGTCAGCCGGAATCTCGCTCTTGCGATAAATACTCGCCATTCACATTCCTCCGTGAATGGACGAAGTGGTGGCACACCTCGCAAAGCAAAATGAGATTGGTGGGGTCAGCACGAAGCCGAAGAACGGCAAATGATGTGATGTGGTGGATGTGGAACGGCATATCCGGCTGCTTGTCGCGGTGAAGCCCACACCGGCGGCAACACGCGCCGTCGCGTTTCCACACAAACGCACACGCACGCTTCCACTCGTCACTCGTGTAGAACGCTTGCCGTTCCGGGGTGACACCACCCAACCATCTCGGGTTGAGCTCGCCTCGCTTGTTCCACATGGGGTTGTCCGCACCGTTTGCGCCCCAATACTTGAGCTTGCGGGCTTCGGACACATTCCGTCTGCGGATGCCGTGTTTGTGAAGCCAGAAGTAAATCGCATTCTCTGTAACACCAAATTGTTTGGCGATGTCGCTAGCACTGCGCCCTTGCTCGACGTACTCACGACTGAGCCAATCACGTTCACGGAACGCCTGCGCCGTACGCCAGTGCCCGCCCTTCGCAAACTGACCATTAGGTTTTCTTTGCATTCCATATTGTAGTCACTCCGCAATAGGGCTGATGCCCAGTGTTTCAAGCTGCTTCATCACTTCAGACAGTTGTTCGGATGTCAGATCTGCCCGCAGCTTGACACCGTCAGGCAAATATGACCGCAGTCCCCAGTACGGTGGCGATGTCACGCAGCACTGCACACACTTCTCCGGCAAGGTGCCCATCTGCTCGATGGTGTCGCCGATCAGGATTCGTGATGGTTCAGTCATGGCCGCCTCTCGCGCTGCTCTTGCACATGCCCCTGCAGATCGCGCACCAGCTCATCCACCAGCGGCGCGATCTTGAGCATCGCCTGCGTCTCCAGCTTCAACACGTAGGTATGCGAAAGCCCAAGCTCATCCCCGACTTCTCTCAGCGTCCGCTCTCGCTGCTGCCGCGGCTTTGAGTACTTGGCAGGGATCACCCGATCATGCGATGTCCGATGCGCTCTGATCACGCCCCACCTCTCATCGCTGCAAAGAGCGTGGCATCGCCGTACTCCGCCTTCATCACACGCCGCCGAAACTTGCGGTACATCACGCACGCCCGCCAGGCGGCCCGCCACGGGCACGTGGCCGCGCCGACGCCATAGATGGCGGTGTCGGCATCGTTCTTCACGTGAGCGCAGAAGCGGTGAAACCCGCTCGACTCAACCGGAGTGTCATAGATTGGAACCGTGATCAACACGCCGCACCCCCGATCAGTTCCGAATGCTCCGCCAGCGTCTTCACCTTCCACCATCGCCGCTCCCACTTGGTGGCCCGCTCTCGATAAATCTCTTTGGTCCTGGTCGATCGCGCCCGCTTGGCATCACCCATGCATTCCCACGCCTTGGCCCGAATCGCTGTGGCGGCGGATCTGATGTCTCTGTAGATCGGCTTGCCCAGGCCGCTGATCACCATGTCGCCGTAGTCCAGGCGATTCAGGTAGGCGATTCGGCATTGCACACCGCAGCACCAGTGAAACGTCTTGGCCCACACCACTGCCCGGCGGCCATTGATCTCAACCACATCACCAATGCGAAGCCGAGTCATCCCGCCACCAGCACTTCCGCCGCGCGGCCACAGGTTGTCTTGCGGGTCTTGTCGGTGCCGCGAACTTCGCCAGCCCTGATGAGTTCCCAGACGCGGGGGCGGATCGCGTTGCCGCTCACGTCGAGGAAGTGTTCGATTTCCTCGCGTGTCGCACCGATTTCGCCGCGTGCCTGGATGAACGCGAGTACCGCGGATCGGAGCGTTTTCGCCCGCACCGGCGCGACCGACTCAGCGGCGGCGATGCTCGTTGCGGTTCCGTTGTGTGGAAGATTCAGCATGATTGCATCCTGCAAAGGTGCGGCAACATCCATCTCGTGCCGCGTTCGATTGGTTGTCTGTCGAAACCCACCCGCCAGCACGTTGCCAACGGGATGAGTGGAATACAAACCCCCGCATCAGCATCAACCGAAGCGGGTTTGTGGCGGAAGGCCCCCGAGTAGAAGGTGCCGACCTGACTCCGTTACCGCGTGACAAACCAGACACGCGAGCGGGGTTGCCGCTATCCCACGGTGGACTTGGGAAATGTGACGGGCAGGAGTCGAACCTGCAACCTGCCGAATAGAACTCGGCTGCTCTATCCAATTGCGCTACCGTCACATCGCCCGTCTTTCCGGGCTGTCACGCTGTTCGGTTTCTTCCAACACCTCTCCCCGCGTTTGGGGACGCTCTCTCCCGTTTACAGAGTCGGTCTGAGCGCCGATGGTCACTCTCTTCCTTGGGTTACTTGATCTTCATGGCTGCTCTCCTTGTGTGTGCTTGAAAGTGTGGTTCTTTCACTGCCGCAGGCCAGCCGCAATGGACTGGCCTAGGCAGGTTCAGGAGAGAAAACCCCGCCCGGCCTCCGAGGTGCCGGACGAGGCCAGAGGGTCACGATTCAGCTTTGGCGATGGCGGCAGTTGTCTTTGCTGCCCAGTCCTCAAACAGAGCGTCTAGGTCGTGTGGGCCGACTTCGCCGCGAACGGTGGCAATGTTGCCGCTCTGCGTTTTCTCGATAGTGCATCCGTCGCTTGATTCCCATGCGGCCCTAAGCACTTGGAAGTACTTCCGCCCCGCCTTCGCCGCCTCAAGAAGGTCAGGCGCGGCGGCGATCAAGCCCCGGTACTTTGTTTCCACGCTTTCGCAGATCAAGTGCCCGCCATACGCCTCAATCGTGTCGGTGTCGCACTTGCAACCCGGGTGGCAGTCAGTGACCACGGCTTGCTTTCCGCATGTGGTCTTGTCCGTTCCCTTGCGCCACTTTGGTTCCGTTTCAGCCATCGCAATTCCTTTCAATCTGAATGACTGCCGCCGGTGGTAAACCGACGACAGCCCGGAAGGAGAGAGAAGCCCAATCTGGACAGTTTCCTGCCCAGCGTGGGGGGCGGCCCGTGGTTTTCGCGAGAGCGGGGCCGACAACCCGCCTTGGACGGCCCACGTGACTAGGCCGCTCGCAACACCCGCACTCACGGTTCGCGGGGAAGATTGGTCACGCTCGCACCGGCGTTGCCGGAAGGAAGCCAAGCGACTCCACAAACTCACGCCCGTCGTCCGTCGTGCGCTGCGGCGCATCCTCCGACGGCGTGAGTTCTGACGGCAACGTGTCTGCGGTGTTCGTCTCCGGCTTGCCAACTGGCGTTGGCGGCGGCAGTGCGTCGATGATAGAAGTCGTCGCGGCGGCCCTCGCCTGGTTCTCCACGCGGCGAGCATCGCGCTCGTTCATGTCGTGGTCGATCACTTCCTCGGCGATGCCAACGCCGCCGAGCATGTCGGCGAACGAGTCGCGGATGGCAAAGGCCCGCGCCCGCATCTGGAGCATCCGGTCCGGGTAGTTGGACCACGGGCCAGACTTGCCCCACAGCCCGGCTTTCCTCGCATCGGCCACGCTGAACGTCCGCGCTGTCTCTGTCGTGGTGTGGCTGCCATCCAGCATCTTCCGCATGCGCTTGACCACACACCGCGCGGTCCGCTTGTCACCCTCGCCGTCGATGGTTTCAGCCACGCCAGCGCACTCAGGCGAGCGCCACACCAAGGCGAGCGCCAGATCGCCCCAGACGGTCGGACGGTTGTTCACGATCATCAGGCCGCTTGCAATCTGGGTGAAGGGAACACCCAACTCGAACGCCTTGGCGGTCAGCAGGATCGCTTGCGGCTCAGTCTTGCAGCCGTTGGGCAACATGCCGGTTGAGAACATCAACTGCGCCAGACGCTGCACGCCCTCAAAGTCGATGGGCATGAGTTGACCGTTGACGAGTGGCACCTTTGCCATTCGCGCCACCTCTTTGGGTGCCAGTGGATTCTCGCTCACATTTCACCTCTCTCGTATCGCTTCTCTGCCCACACGGGCAGGCCGAGATTCACAACCTCGGTCGGGTATCCATCAAACCGATTCGCGGCCTTGGCCTCGGCGTACTGCCTGAGCCATCGCCGGTTGTCGTCGCGTCCAAACTCAACAGCCGCGTCCTCGATGCGATAGATGCACACGCCGCACGGAGATTCGTTCTCCACAGCGATAATCAAGAACGTGGTCAGCTTGCCGGTGATCGCGTAGAACCCGTCGGCATACCACGCCATCTGGCGGTGATAGCCGTAGTCGAATACAGACTTGGAGAACGCGAACGGCGAAGCGTTGCGAGTGGTCTTGATGTCCACCCCAAGCACACCAGCGGCGTAGCGGTCGATGCGTGCCTTGCAGCGGATGCCCGTCTCAGCATCATCCCACACGGCGCAGACCTCGTTCTCGCCGGGAACGGCCAGCAACTTATCCGCCCGCTCATGGCAGCGAATCGCCTTGGCCATCTGGCGGACCAGATCCATCGAATCAGAGTCCAGCACGGTCGCGCCGTTCGATTCCTTCACGAACACCTCAAACGCCTCTTTGCCCGCCTTGGTGCGACGGTCCACATCTGGGGCCACCTTGAACCGGCGGCTGAACGAATCAGGTTCCAGCACCGCACAGTGCAGCGCACTTCCCATGTCCTTGGGTGCTGATGATTCCGACGGCTCAGTCATCGCGGCGTGAAGGTGAAGCATCGACCGATTGCCATGCTCCAACGTCGATCGGTTCATCGCGTCCCACGCGAAGTATTCCTCAGCGGGCACGTTTGGATACAGACCTGGTGCCGGTGCCTCGATTCGCTTTGCTGTCTCTGTTGCGATTGTCACGGGTTACTCCAATCTGTCCGAGCCATCTGTCAATGTCACACTTGCGGAACCGGAGGGATTTCAGATGCACACACGCTGGCAAGCCCCTCTCATACCTTGCTCGTCGGACGGCTCGCGGCGTGGTTCGCATGTACGCGGCGGCCTCATCGACGGTCATTACGTCAGGTACGTGCGCCATTCACCACCTCGCTCATCTGCGCGGAAATCAGCTTGGATTCCTGTGCGTAGTCGGCGATCACGCCATCGATCGCCTTGCGGATCGCCCGCAGAGCAGTTGCGGACAGGCCGTCGCACTCGGGCGATTTCAGGATGGCAGTCCTGCACTTGAAACACGCCGATTCACACGCGAGAACCTGCCGCTTCTGTTCACTCAGGCGGATGTATTCGCGGCTGGTTTTCATCACCTTGTCGTGCGCCCGCTGCCTGTGCGTCTTGCAGGAACCGATCAGCTCGCGCGTGATCTCGGCGGAACTCATTGCCGCAGTCGTGGCCGGATACTTCCGCACGTAGTCACCTTGGCCGAGCATCACCAGCGGCACATCAGTCGCCTCAGCGTTGACCTCTGCCGCCCGCGCCGCCTCATCGTCGATCGGGCACTGGTCGGCGACCTCATCATCCAGCGAAAGCACGCCGCGCCGCTTCAACGGGTTGTCGGTCATTCGCACGCCAAGATCAGCGGCAAGTGCCGCATCGCCACGGTTATGGAAGGCCTTTGTCACGGTTTGCTCCTTATGCAATCAGATTGGCGCGGCGTTCTTCACGCGCCGCAGTCCAGCCCTTGGTTTCGCCACAGATGAATCCGTTGTCACGCTCATGCGAACCGGCTTCGAGCGACACGAGGTATCCGCAGTTGTCGCAGCGGCAGCACTCGCACTCGGTCAGAAAGGCGACGTTGAGGAATTGGCCGGTAAAGAAGTGCGTATCTGCCATCAGTCGGGCCTTGGCTTGGTCAACGGTTTCGCCAACTCCCTGCTCGTTGTCAATGAGCGAGTCGTAGATGCCCTGCACGTGAGCGATCGCAGCGTCGAGCTTTGTGCCTGTGTGGTTGAACTCGTCTTTGACGTAGTCTGCGATCTGCTCAGGTGTCGGCCATTGATGTGTCACGTGTGTTCTCCGAAAGGACCGCGCCTCCGCGAGGAGGGCACGGCCCGGCCTTGATCAGTTGGGTTGGGTCGAGTACGCGCGGCTCAGGTATTGGTCCACGGCCTGACGCGGCACACGCACGTGCCCGTTGGGAAGGCGGATCGGATCACCGAACGTCGAGGCGAGTACCATCCGGCGGGCGGTGACGCGGGCGACATCCAAGAGGATGGCGACATCGCTGATCCCGACGAACTCGCGGGGGTTTGGCGTGGTGGCTTGGCTTGGGTGTGTCAAAGTATCCATAAGTATGTCAGATTATCGATGATTCAAGTCCCTACGTCAAGACTTTTTCAACTACTTTTTGCTTCTTTTTGCGTAAGTGTTGATATATCCGGCACTTGCGGTAAATGTCTTGCATGGGAGCGATTGGCCAATGCGTCCGACAACTGCGCGAAGACAAGGGCTGGACGATCCAAGCCCTTGCTGAGAAGGTTGGTTTGACGAAGGACGCTCAGTCGAAGCGCGAGCGCGGCGAGATTTCGATCAAGCCGCCGCTTGAGCGCAAATATGCCTCTGCCTTTGGCATGACCCTTGACGAGTTTCGCAGCCACTGGCGCGGCCAGAAAATCCACGATCGCCCCGCGCCTGAGATGATCCCGCTGATCAACCGCGTCTCCGCTGGCCGCGTAATCGAATATGACCACGAGCAAGGCGCTGCCGCTGAGTATCACGATGCCAATGCCTACATCCAGCGCGACAAAGACACCACGGGTCCGCTGCTATTTGCCGCCACGGTGGTTGGCGACTCAATGGAACCGGCGCTCCACTCGGGTGATGTGGTGGTGTTCGATCCACTGATCCCCGGCAACTTCACGCCGACGATCAAGTCCGGCGATGTGGTGTATGTGCGCTGGGCCAAGGGCACCGGCGTGTATGGGAACGGGGTCTACCGCGTGTTCTTCGAGACGCTTCCGACGGTGCGACTCACCAAAGACAATAAGAAGTACCCTGAGATTCACACTCAGGTGACTAAAGACTTCATCGACCAGATCGCCGTCGGCGTGCAGCTCCGCACGAGCTGGGTGCTTCGCGGCAGGGAGCAAACATGAGCATCAAGACCAGAATCATCCGAATCCTGATCCTGCTCGGCCTGATCATCGTGATCGTCGGAGCGTACCTGGTGGTCAAGAACTACGAATCGCGTTCGCAGTATGGTGCGGCACGCCTCACGACCCCTTCGCAACCAGCATGTTGACACTCGTCGCGCTGCCGCCGGTGTATGGCTCGAACAGCACGAAGTCGCAGATCGGCAGCACGGGGATAATCAGCATCGCGGGCACGTTGTCGCCCGTCGAGTAGACGCGGGAAGCCGGTGCGCCAAATGCACCTTCCATGACTTCGCCGACACCCTTGGGCGTGGTCGCCGTGGTCGCAAGCGTCCATACCGCGGTATCCGCCATGCGCTCAGTTGAGAGAATCGGGCCGGCGGTTGACACCCCGACCGCTGTTGAGAGCGTGAACGCCAACGAGCCGTAGTAGGCGAGCTGGCACTCAGGGGCGGGTCCGTCGCGAGTCGGCCCGTCATAGGTGCCGATCCACACGCGGCACGTGCCGGTGGTGTTATCCGCGCCAGCGCCGAAAGGAATGGCGATGACCGTGGACGCCTTCTCGGCGCCGGACTGCTTGTCACCCATCAGCACAATGCCATACCCGGCGGTGTTGAGTGTTGACATCAGGTACCGGCCCTCGGTCAGTACGGCGGCTGATGCGGTGCGATTGGCCTGACACGCTTTTTCAAACGACGATGACTGAGACATGAGCAAGCTCCTATGCAAGCGCGGAACGCCTGGAGGTTCGAGAACGGGTGCGGGAACCGCGAACGATGCCGAGTGGTCGGGCCTCGATCGCGCCGCGTGAACGGGTGAGTGGGTTGGATGAGCGCGGCTTCATTTCCGCGTCATACTCGCAGTTGAGGCCGGAAGGCAGCGCCAGCGTCGAAGCCAGGATCGCCGCCGGGATCGCGGACCGATTGGCGTAGCTCGCCGCCGCCGCCAAAGTCACGGGGCTGGGGCAGCTATTGAACTGGGCCGCAACCATGCCCCACATCGCCGGTGCGGAGAGTCCGCCCGATCCGAGTGCTGGATCGGCTTCCTTGAACTGCTCGGTGCTGCCCGTGAGATTGGTATCTGTTGCACCCGTCTCGTTGGACGTAATGCAGTTCCACTGCGAACACCCTTGCAGGTATGAGCCCGGCTGCCAATCAATCCCGGTCGGTGTGCTGCCGGTGATTCGGACAGTGGCATGGACCTGATCGAAATCGTGATTGGAAGTCGCGTTGTAATACCGCACGCGCTTGGACCATGAGCCGGTGAGGTTGATCGTGAAGCGATCGTTGATCGACAGACCGATCCAGTTGGCGGAACCACCAGCGCCGTGGGGTTCGCCGTAGGTGCCCGTGGGCGGGGTGACCGTGATGGTGCAAGTGCGATTGGAAATGAATGCCCGGTGCGCGGAAAGACTGAGCGAGCCGGTGACGGCCACGGTTTGATTATGCACGAACGCCCGGTAGTAGGTGGTCAACCGCTTGTCGGTGATCGCTGGCACATCCGGCGTGATATACACGTTTGCAAACGCTGAGTATGTCGGAACGTGGTTGCAGTCGAGTTCCAAGAACAGGCCGATCGGGCTGCCCGGTCCATTGGTGTGTGCCTTGCACGATGATCCGCGAATCGCCGTGATGCCGGTAGCTGGCAGGCCAGCGTGCGTGAACTGACAGCGCAGCTTGATGCACTCTTGGCCGCCGAAGTAGTTGTACCCCACCCAGCAATCTCCACCATTGGCACCGTCCCACTGGAACAGGCCGAGTTTGCAGTCCACGAGCGTGACGATTCCTCCCGCAACGTTGCCGCCGGAGTTGGAGACGAATTGGCCGCCCGTGTGGTACGGACCCCAGTACATCTCGCATCCGCTGATGAGGTGGGTATTCGTGCCCTGCGCATCGCTGCGGATGCACTGGCCGCCGCCAGCCGTGCCCGGCACATTCAGGCCGAACCCTTCGACGACGAGATCAAACAGACCCACGTCGTCCACATTGTTGATGTAGATGCCTGCGCTGGTGACATAGGCGAATTGGACCGTCGCCACATCCTGATCGCCGACATTGACGCGAACGCTGGTCGCGCCATCGTCATAGAACGAGTTTGTCGTTGCCGACGAGTTTGCAGCCGACGACGCCTTGGTGTATGGGATGGTGCGGTAGCCGGTGTAATCCGTGCTGGTGTATTTGGCGCGTGCCCAATAGCAGCGGACCGATGCGGCGGCAAAGTCGTACACGCCACCACCGCCAGAGACGCCGCCGGTGACGGTGCGGAACCCAAGAAGCTGTGGCTTGACGGTGCTGGGCGATGCTGGATCTGACCAGCCGCACACGCTGACACTGGCTTGCGAGATGATGATGGATTGATCGGAGTTTGCTGCTGCGGCCTCGAACACGTCGCCGTTGCGAAGATAGATCGTCTGGTCGCTGACGATGATCGATGCGACGAGAGTTTTCAGGTCCGCCATGTGGCGAACCTTGAAGGGGTCGCCCTCTGTGCCTGCGCCGCCGCCTCCGGTGGTTGATCCGTTGACGGTATCGACCTTGATATAACGCTTTGCCGTGCGATGGCGCGGAGTGGTTGCGGTGCGATAGTTGGCGATTCGATAGAGGCGGTCGATGAGCGCGAACGTGCCGAGCTGTGGCCACGTGGAGATTTCGCCAACGCCGGGAATGGATGAAAAGGCGATGCCCATATCAGTGTCCCCCGCCATTGCCAATGACAGACAGAATCCACGCGCCCAGAGACTTCAACAACGCGACGGCGGCGGCCACTCCGATGCCAATGGTCCACTTGTCGCGCGATTGCTGGGCTTGGGACAGACGATCAAGTTTGACGATCACGCCGCCTTCCGGGTCGTCGCCGCCAGTAACGAGGTTGTTGAGCTTGTTGAAGGCAGACAGCGTGTCGATGTGTCGCTCGCTGGCGTGACGCTCCATAGAGTCAAGACGCTCGATAATGCGATCTTGGAATTGCTGCATCTCGCTCATGTCCACGCTCCTACATATGACTCAGTGGATGAGCCGACCAGTCGAACACGGAACCACGACCCGGCTTTCACCACGGCGGCGGCGGCGGTTCCCAGCGTGACGCTCGGGATGATCGTGCCAGCGGTGGACACGCGGAACATGCCTTGCGTGATGGCGCAAAGTCCGGTGCCTGTGCCGCCGTTGACGATGTTCGTTTGTGTGGCCGCCGTGACACTTGCCGAGCCACCACGCGCCAGCGTCGAGAGCGGTGAGTTGTTGTCTAGGCCTGTTGAGTGATGCCCCCAGCGGTCTGTAACCGCCGTGCCCGCGCCGACAACATTGAACGTGAGATTGTTCGACGCCGCGCTGCTCATGTTCGTGAGGTACAGGAAGCAGTCGAACTCGTAGGTGCCAGCGGCGAGCGTGAGCGTGCCGTTCGTGACCTGATTGAACGCCTTTTGCTGGCTGCCCGTATTGGTGAGCGTGTAGTCATTGGTCTGCATCAGGTAGTACGTCGCCGGGAATCGGACGTTGGCCAACTCCGAATCCGACCACCCCAGTGAGGTGCCGTTGCTGCCGATAGCGTTCGGCAGTCGCTTGATGAGTCCGGCGATGGACAACGAAAGGCGGCTCACTTCGCACCCCCTTCGCTCCCCACCACAGGAACGAAAGCGGGCGAGACGGCCCAGCCGATGCCAACGGCCCGCGAGAGTTGCACCGTTTCAGGGTTCACCGTCACATCGTCGATCAGCACCACAGATGCGCCTTGGGAAGTGAATACTTCCTTGCTGGCGTGGTAGCGGTCGCCGAACGAACTGCCCGATGAGTGCCACTTGGACGCCAATAGCATGTGAACCGTTGGGTACAAGGGCTTGCCGACGATGGGGCGCGGTTCGGACCACACCTCGAAACCAGCGGCGGCCAATCGGTGTGCGGCGACATGGTCATTGTGCCCCATAGGTCGATCAGCAAGCGTGTCGATGACAATAAAGTCCGCGTAGCCGTTCCAGTGCATGACAATTTCTTCGCACTCATGCACGACCAGCGGCTTGGACATGGCATTGGTTGTGCCGAGGTAGAAACCCACCTTGCAGCCAACCGCCTCGCGGATGATCTGTGCGGCGTCTGCCCAGACCGCGTACGACCCGCACGATTGCACACGCACGTCGTCGTCGAACTGCAACGCCTGCGTCACCATGTCAAATCGCAGGTCTGCGCCACCTTCCTCGCGCCCACCCGGATAGGCGATCACGCAATGGGTAATCCCCTTGCCGATGAGTTTGGGTGCAACGTGATCGCGTGCCCACATGAGCGGCCCCAGCCGGAGCAACGCATCGGGCATACCGCGCGGCCCAACGTCGGACCCGCAGGTTGCCCATGCCATGAGGGGAGCAGGCGACAGAACGCCTTGCGCGGCCGCACCTGACGACGTGGCAGGTTGGGGTAGCCACGGCTTCACAGGTTGATCCCCTTGTCGCGGAGGGATGCCTTGACGACGTTGACAAACTCGGGACCGCTCTTGGCCTTCTCGAATGCCTCGACGATTCCCTTGCGTTCTTTGGATACAACGGTGCTGCCAGCGGCCATGAGCGCCACGCCGTCGCGGGGAGTCTCGCCGCGTTCAATCGCTTGGACGGTGAGGGCCTTGCCCTGCTGCAAGAGAATCCACCGCTTCCACCAAAGGGCCAGTGTCCAAGCCCCGCCTGCTATGCACATGATGAGAATGGCGATGAGTGACCACGCCAGAATGTCGCCAGCCAATACGCCAACCTTGAGCAAGACGTAGGCGATGAACGACGTTGCCGCCATCAACGCAATGCCGATGCCGCACGCGGCGCGGGGGATGGTCAATACAAAGAAACTGGCAACGAACATGCCGACGGTCGCAAGGCCGATGGCACCGATGATCCACGCGGCCCACTTCTTGACGCTCTCGCGGAAGTAGTTTTTCGCGTCCTCGTTTGCTTCCGATGACGACACCTTGCCGTCACCGTCACGGTCGGCATATGGGGTCTTGACCGGAACTTCGATCTTCAACCCACCCTTTGGCGTGAACCCACCCTTGGACGTTTCATCGCCCGGCGGTGGCGCGAACCCCTCGGGCGCGGACGGTCCCCGATACCCGCAGCCCGGCGCAGACAGCGCAGCGAACGCGATGCAGGCGATGATGATGCAGGCGAGTACGTTGGCGATGCGACCCATAGGCCAACGAAAGCGGCGGATCAAACTACCGGCGAGTTTGATCGGATCGGAAACTGGTCGATTCGGTCCGCCCGATTTTGGACACGATTTTGGACACGTTGAAGCGGTACGCAGGCGGTATTCTGGCGGTACGCTGATCGGCCTAAACTACGAACTTCTGCACGGGAAACCGTGTTTTTCGCGTACTGTCGCGGGTCGCGCCTGTTCTTTCCTAAAGCGCAGGTCGGTGGTTCGACTCCACTCCGGGGTGCTTGGATTTACGGGGTTTTCTTGCTCGACACCTTTCGTTTGGACACTGGTTTGGACACTCCTGAAACCTTGTCCATCTCGCCGCGCCGCACGCGGTGGTAGTGGCTGAACGCGACCGCCGGATGATGCCCAAGCCACTTCGCTACGTCAAAGAACGGGTGCTTTTCCAGCCAGTCCATCTCGCATGACGCTCGCAGCGCGTGGTGCATGTCGCCTTCGATGGCAATGCCAGCGCCCTCGTATGCGTTGGCGGTCTGCCGCCTCGCGACGGTGTAGGTGATCCGCTGGCACGGGCCGGTCGAATCCTTGCCAGATTGCTCGTGGGCGCTGAGCAGCATCCGCATCAATTCGGGGCGGATCGGCACGACGCGGAACCCCTGCTTGGTGGTGATCATCTCGGCACCATCGCGCGGCATTGGCCGCACCTGCATGGTGCAGCGTTTCCAGTCGATCCATGACCACTCAACGCGGGTCGCCTCGTTGAAACGCAGGCCGGCCCAGCGCATCAGGGCCAAAAACAGCCGGTATTCATCGTCGCGGGCGTGGTCCAAGATCCGCGCGAACTGCTTTCGGTCGATGTAGGGCACGGTCTTGTCGGTTCGCTTGATCGAAGTCTTGACGCGGTCGAAGGGGTTGATCTGCAGATAGTCAACCTCGACAGCCGCCTGCATGATGCGTTTCGCCCTGCCCAGCACGCCGCGGATGGTGTTCTCGCTCCGGCCCTTCATCTCGGCGCGGACGGCATCGGCGAACCCCTGAGCATCGTCGCGGTTGATTCGGCGAAGGACAGCCGCGGCCCCAAAGTGGCTTTTGAGCCGAGCGATGGCCGGGGTATACATCCGCCGCGTGTGCGGCGACATGGCCTGAATGCGCTCCTCGAATCTGGCCAGCCACACGCCAAGGGTGATGTCCTGCAGGTCCGTAGCTTCGGGCTTGGCCTGAATCTCGGCCATCTTTTGCAGGCGCATGGCTTGCGCCTCGCGTTGGCCGAGGGTGCCGATTGATCTGGACCGCCTCGCGCCCAGGCGATCGACCCAGACTAGTTTCCAGTATTTGCCGTTGCGCACGAGCCAGACTGTCTTTCCCATGCCGCCAAGGTAAGCGATGGGTCAACGGTTCCGCCTTCCGAACCTGACAACAGTGTGTCAGGTTGGGCGACGATTCTTGATTACCGGACGGCCGGTGGCCCAATTCCAAAGCCGTTTCAGTGTCACCGAGCATCCGCAGCCAGACCACTTGCGGCTGGACACGCCATAGACGATTCGGTACGCCAGCCGGTGCATGAATGGCACGCCCTCGAATTTTACAACACACCGGGTCAGGCCATCGACCCCAAACACTCCACGCGGACAGGTGCGACGACCGCACACTGGCTGTCCGTCGATGGTGCATGCCACGGCCCCATCGCGCCACGCGGATGGACCATGCTCGGCATACGGGCACAGGTGGCACATCGCCGCTGGCACTCGCATATCAGCCAGTCCTCTACCGCATCCACAACTCATCGCAGCCCCCTGAATACATCCACGCTCGATCGCAGTGGCCGCCGCGTCGATCGCGGCCCACGGTTGAGCGAACTCTGGCAGGCGTTGGGCTGTCCACACCCTGAGCCGACGGGATTGCAGGGCGTGATGTCCGCAAGCCGAGCAGTGGCATTGGTGTTGAACTCGACGCGAAAGACCTCTTGCCCAAAGTACGGCGGATCGGGATTGCGATACGACACCCGTCCACGGGTGTAGCCGCGCATGAATGTCGGGGTCCGCGACAGCCCCCACTCGTCGAGTGTCACGACCTGGTTGTCATACAGGCCCAGCGGGTGCGGCACGATGTATGTCAGATCCGTGCCCTCGCACGGGCTAAGACCTTCGACGATGCGGAATAGAAGATGGTTCAAGTAAGGCGCGATACCCAACGCGTCGCCTGCCTGCCCCTGCCAATCCCAGTCCGGGCACTCCTGCCCGGCCCACGTCAGGGGCACAGGGAAGCCGCCGTCCCAGCACTGGCCGATGCGCTGCTCGAAACTCGGGAACGATCGGAAGTCGCAGATGGCCGGGTCCCAGTATGTCAGGTCATGCCGTCGCGACACCAGATCGCATTGCAGCCCTTCTTGGCCTTGTGGCGGGTTGCAGTTGAATCGGTAGTTCCAGACGTTCTCGTAGAGACGGTGTTCGTACCAAGAATCTGGGAGGCACGTGCCGCCCGCCCTTTGCCGCGCCGTCTCGAAGTCAGACAAGTAGGTGAAAGACTCGTAACGGTCGCCAACCTCGGCCCGGTATGACCCCATCTCGTAGCACGGTTGGGCAAAGTCAGAGTCGCAGATGGCGTAGTCGCGACAGCCGCCTTCGCAGACGATAAGGCAGCACCCGTTTGGCGGGGGCGGATCATCGCAGCACTGAGCGATGCACTCGGCTGACGCGCGGGCCAGCGCACGCCCGACGCGGACGACGGCGCGGCTTCTGGTCAGGAGTGAGCGCGGATCTGCCATTGATTAGATCGGCGAGATGGCCGTAGGTCCGACCGGCTGTGTGGAGGATGCGGTGACGATGCCGGTGGGAAGTTCGATGGTTGCGCCGGAGTGATAGATAACCTTGGAATTGACGGTGAGCGTCGAGCGATTTTTCTTGGCAGTGAGCGTGCCGCCTTTCAGCACGCGAATTGTGTCGCTACTGGTTGATCCAATGGCGTTGTTACAGTTGAGTTCAAATACTCCCCGTGCGCCGACCGTGATATTCGACGATGCCGGAACGCTTGCGGCATCCATAAGAACCACGGTGCCCTCGATGTGTCCGGACTTGATGAGCCGCTTGGACTCGATGTAGGAACCGAAGCTGGTGTAAACCGCCAAGTCTGGCGACGATGCCTGAGTGCCGAGCTTGACGACCGCGCCACTCACTTCTAGCGTGCCGGTCAACTCCGCACTGTCCGCAAACTCAATCTGGCCAGTCGAGCCAGCATACACGTTCGTGACCGTGCCGCCGATGATGTGAACCTTGCCGCCCGGCGCGAGGTTCTTGATGTCGATGGTGGTGTAGGTGCCTTGCAAGTAGATGGCCGACACCCGCGTGTTGTTGATCGTGACGGTCGTCGCGCTGATCTTGAGCGGTGACGATGCCGACCCGATGGTGATGCCCGCCACGGGTGCAGTGGCCCCGGAAGGCAGGCCGAACCCGTCGTGGATGTTCAGCGAGTTGAGCGTGACAGCAGACTGGTCGAGATTGGTGTCGAGCGACACCGCACCAACCCAGAGGTACACGTCGTTCGTGTTCGCTGGCTTGGCAACTCCGGTCGATCCACCCTTGGTCGATGACCAGTTGTTCGTATCGTTCCAATCGCCGTTTGTTCCTGCGTGCCATTTGTCAGCCATGACTATTTCTCCAGCGTAAAGACGACCGTGTATGTAACCTTCTCGCTTGACCCGCCCGGCGTGCCAATGCTGATCGCCATGAAGTTCTCGCACGACACGTCGATGACTTGTGAGAACCCGGCGGCGGACAGGGCGATCGCCCCACTTGCGGGGTTGTCGTACTTGGTGCCGTTGTGCGAAAACACCACGTTCGCGATGAGGCCAGACGGATATGTCCCGGCGTGCGTGACCTGCACCTTGGCCTGTGTTGCGGCCTTGGGCACGCCGAACATTCCAACCAGCGTGCCAGCGGCGGCATTGCCCTCGACAGTTGCGAAGAGTGTGAGTTTCTCAATCACGCGCCACCTCCACAGTCAGTGGTTTTGGCGTAGCACTGGATGACAAATACCGGCAGCGCGCCCTTCCAATAGATGTCGCAAGGGTCGTTGACCGCTGGGCCTGCATAGTCGATTGACGGATCAAGCCGGCCCGAGTTTGTCACATTGAAAAACTGGATCTCCGTGCCGGCTTCTCCAATCGCCTCCACATCGAAACGCATGAGGTGGTGAGGCCCTGGCGAATTGCGCACGGCGATGACCTTTCCCTTGTCGGGACGAGCGAATGCGGGCGAAGTGACCGACCCGCCAACGGTTTGTGAAGCGACTTGGCTCATTGGATGGGACTCCCCGGAAGGCCCTGCCATCCAGTTGGCGTGTAGAACGGGTTGTTCTGGGTGGGAAATAGATCAGCCAGCAAGATGCCGGGCGTTTCGTAACCAAGCCGCCCCTTGATCGCCGGGCGCGGCTGGTAGACCTGAAACGATCCACGCGCCATCGGCGACTTCACCGACAGCACGTCGTCAGCCGGATATGTCACTGGACCGTTGCCGGGATCATGCTCCCACACATATGAAATCTGCACCGATGTGGCGAGCCGCTTGAAGTTGCACGGCTGCATGAGCCACATCTTGTTGGGGAACGCCGGAAAGATGTGGATGTGGTTGGCCTGAGCATCCGCCGCTGCCATCGCCTGCAAAATGGCCGAGTCGGTGTAGATTTCGAGCGTGACCGTGATGCCCAGCACCTGCCACTGGGTTGGAATCGTGAAGTCGTTGCGGTGCCACCAGTCGTATTCAATCTCCGAGCCGTCGGGAGCGGTTTCCTTCTCGCGACCTTTCAGAAATGCGAACGCTTCAACATCGACCTTCTTGTAGGTGCGCTCGAAGTTGCGCATGTCCTCGGGCAGAGGCGGATCGACGCGGCGGAACCGGGCATCATTCGAGAACCGGGCCTCGACGATGCAGGACGTGGGGCTGACCCACTCGGACACTCCAACGTCATCGCAGCTATAGGTGCGGCCAAACTTGACGAGCGCCGAACGCTCCGGCGGGATGCCTGAGACGGTGAGTGGATCTTGACCCGGTGCCAGCGCTTCGATGATGTAACGAATGGGCGACAGCGCATTTCCGTTGGAAATGGGCTGCCCGCCACCATCATCGATCTTGACTGCCGCTGGCATTAGCGACCACCTCCAAAGAAGGTGCTGGTTCGCCCACCGCGTCCGTAGTAGTCCACGCCCCCCAGCGATCCGAACACGCTGCCCTCTTGCTCGCGGCGCAGGCGCTCCAGCTCGTCACGGACCCGACGAGCGGCATCGATCTGGGCCTGAGCTTCCTTGCGTGCCTTCTCCTGCTCGGCCTTCAAGTCCGCCTCGCGCTGCTTGGCTTCATCCGCCGCCCGCTTCTCGCGTGCCTTGCGGTAGAGTTCTTCCCTGGCAGCGATGAGTTCGGTGGTGGCAATCAGTTCATCAAGCATCCGTGCGGCCGCTGCCTCGGCTTCCAGTTTGCGAATGGCCTGTAGATGAACCTCTCGGGCAGCGGCCTCATCGCCAGCGACCTGAGCCATCGCAAGATCGGCCTCGGCGCGGCGGGAGGCAATGTCAGCCGCGGTCTTCTCATTCTCAACCGCCTGCTTGGCCTCTTTGTTTCGTGCGGCCTGAGTGGCGACCTGCTGCCGCAAAGACTTCTCGGTCTTGCTGAGGGTGTCGTATTCCTCTTTGATTGCGGCATTCGTGCGCTGCTCGTACCACAGGTTCTCGAAGTTTGACTTTTCAAGTTTGCTGGCAAGCTCGGCCCGCTTCTCAGCCAGTTTGTTAGCGTTGGCAAGGGCCTGGGTTGAATCGGCCATGTTGAGGGAGGCAACGAACTTCTCGGCTTTGCGTGCCCCCGACTCAAACGTCTCTGCGATCTTGTCGCCGATTGCCTTGGCCGCCGAAAGCGCACCGATCGCAGCACCAGCCGCGCCGATGGTTGATGCGAACGCACCGACGAGCTTCTTGCCACCCTCAGCGGCCGCGCCGAAACCGCCGCCGCTGTTCTTCGCAGCGTCGCCGGTCTTTTTGAGAGCTGCTTCAGTCTCAGCCAATTTGGCTTTGAGCTGGGCATTCTCGGCCTCAAACGAAATTGTCGCGCGTCCCTCAGCCACCGATCAGCTCCAGATGTTGCCAGACACGGGCTTGGCGATTGCACCCTTGTTCCATGTCCCGCTCACGTTGGCATAAGAGGACCAGCCGAAGGTGAACTCAACCGACGGCGGATCGCCAGTTTCGATTGGTGCGAGCGGCTTGGCTGAAATCACCGTGGCGTAGGTGAACCCGTAGTAGTTGGTGCCATCGACGTAGCACTTCACGATGCCGATGGTTCCGGGCACCATCAGCGTTCCCGCCGCCATGAACTTGGTAATGTCGGCCTCGTAGAAGGACGCCGTGATCGTCGCGGAGAAGTCGCCTGCCAACTTGGAACGCCAGCCACTTGCCTCCGGCGTGTACGGCTTGGCTTCGCAGTTGACCTTGATATTCCACGAGCGGCAGACGGGCACTGTGGCATCAGACTGGCCCAAGGGCTGCCAGTTGAACTTTCCGCCAGAGGGCACATACAGCGCCGGATCAGTGCTGTCGCTCAGCGTGGTCGTCGCCGGATATGTGAGTGCCCCGGACCCTTCGAACTCAGTATTGCACACCAGCGGCGTGAGGTTTTCCAGATCCGCGGTCATGTCGATGCTGGTGACAAGGATGGTGCCAGACGCGCGACCGCCGCCGGTGTAGCCGATGAACGCGCCGGACGATCCGGGGTCGATGGGGTTGATCCGCGCGTAGGAACGGAACGACCCCTTCCAGTCGCGCACACCCGCCGACGTGATCTTTCCGCCAGCGGTGTTCGATGCCGAGGCTTGCGTCGTCGCGACACTGTCCTCGATGGTCCATTCGGAGGTCGATGAGACAGCCGAGCCACCGAAAGAGATTGCACCCGTTTTGCCTGAAATAACGCCCATAGATCACCTCACGCGGTTACATCCGCGATGTTCAATTTCACGTGGACCTTCACATCCAGCGCGGCCATCCAACCTTCCTCGTAATTTGGGGTCACGCCCAATTCCTGCTGCGCGCTGTCAACTTCGAGCTTCATAAACTCCGCGACGTTGTTGAGTGCCGTTGCGGGGTCAACCGTTTGCAATCGCAGGAAGGCGATGAACGCGAACCACTGCGCGTCGCCATACCACAACGTGGTCCGCTTGTCTGCGGTGGAAATCTCGAGCGCGTAGCTCAATTCGAGTGCGTAGGTGTTGGACCCGCGATTGACCCGCTTCCAGCCGTTGGGGTACAGGCGCACCGATGGGGTATCCGCGCTCAGGTTGTACGCTTTGTCTGGGTCCGGCACGCTGTTGACACAGTGCTTGATGCGGTTGCCAGCGGGGACCACCGCGGCAAAGTCTGTGTCGTCCTCCAACGCCTTCCACAGTGCCCGCTCGACTCGCTTATAGAGAATGTCCGCAGATGGGGTGGTCACTTGGTCCCCTTCCTCGCGCCGATTCGCGCGATGACAGAGGTGACAGCCCGCTTCGCATCAGACACAAAGCCATCGACCGTCTGGCGGTCTGGATCGGCGAGGATGCGGCGCTGAGGCAGGTGTCCACTCCCCGCGTCGTGATACGCGGCGAGTTTGGCAAGAGACGGACCACGGCGGCCAGGGTGCTTGGTGTTCGCAAACCCGTAGCGGATGCCAGCGCGGAACCGGCGGAGGTAGTTGCCAGCCGATCCGATGGTCAGTGCCGCGAACAGTGCCCCGGTGTCGCGAAGAATCGAGACACCCGCCATCGTGCCGAGACTGTCGGCCTTCTTGCGGAGTTTGCTGGCCTGAGCGGCGTTCTTGGCCTTGCCAGCCCGTGCGTTCAACTTGGCGCGTTCCTGGCGCCGTGTGCCGCCCTTGGCTGCCCTGCGGCTGAGAATGGTGCTTTTCGAGAGAGGCGCCCAAGTGCCATCGTTCTTGCTGGCACGGTCGAAGCGGCGGCGTACATACGCCTCGTACCGCTTGCCCCACTGCTTGAACATGGTGTCGAACTCGCCGCCAGCGGTGCCATCCATCGAATTGGCCACCTCGGCCGAGATGCCCTTGGGCACCTTGACAGCGTCGGCGACGTTGATCTTCACCTTGACGTTCATCGGATCACCACCGGAGCGGTTGGCGCATCGCCGCGCACACGTTCACAATCGAGGCCACGGGCACCCGACGCATACGCCTGAATCTCGTCGTTGACCTGTGTTTCAAGGTCGCGCATCCGGCTCGCGTTGTCCGCGTTGCGGTCCCATGCCCGACTCTGGTAGAGCCACAGACCGGCGAGGATCGTCACCCAGCGGATCAGCACCTTGGGCGTGTTGCTCATCGGCACCAGGGGGATCACATACCGGCCAGTGCGGAATCGGTCGTTGATCGAGTCCTCGGCATACGCGATGGCTGCGGTGACGCGCGCGGTGTCTGTTGTCGGTGGGGCTATCGACGTGTCGAGCTGCGACCACGCCGCGATATTCGCGGTCCCGAACTGCGCCTCCAAATCGGATTGACTCGCATATCGGCCCATCGATGCTCCAAAAAGAACACCCCGCCGGGTGTGTGTCGGCGGGGTGCAAAGTCACACGGCTTGCCGCCGACGTTGCGTTTGTTAGAACACCACGTCTGCGAGGTAGACCGCAGCGGGATCACGCAGTACGGGGAGGAAGGTGTCGAAGAAATACTGCTTGAGCGACACAGGGTCGTGATCGAGCTTGGCATAGCTACCCATGCCGTAGACGGTTTCCATCGAGGCCAGTGCTTCCTGAGCATCGGACGCGGTGTTGATGTCGCCGGGGACGAGGTAGGAACCTTCCTGCATCTCGTACCACGACTGATCCACTTCGGGGGTGAAGACGATGAAGTCGGATGGGAACCACTCGCGGACAACGTTTTCGGAATCGACGAAGAACGCCACATCCAGCGGAATCCACTCGATACCTTCGATGCCGAATCCGGCGGGAATCTTGTTTTGACGCAAGGAAGCGGACATTGCAGAATCAGAGGTCATCATCGCCTTGATATCTGTGTTGCCGCGAAGGTACTTGGGGATGTCAGAGCCGTAGTAGGCGCGGCGGATCTGGCGGCCAGAGTTCTGGACAGCGGCCTTCTTGATGTTGCTGAGGTTGCCGAGGATGTCTGTGCCAGCGGTTGCCCACGATGCACTGATTGCGCTGTTGCACTGATTCTTGTTGTTGGTGGGAACCTGCATATCAACTGTCATGGCCGCGCCAGACGAGGACGGGAGAAGGTTGCCGTTGGCATCGATGTAGAGCGCGCCGTATCGGAAGATCGAGTTGAGTGCCGAGATGCGAAGATTCTCACCACGGCGGCGGGCCTCGACAGTCTGCATGTCGATGTACTGCTGTGCCTTACGCTGCTGGTTGGCATCGTCCATGTTCCGCAGCGCGGTGAGCGTCGAGGTCTTGTGGACCATGTTATAAAACGAGTGGATGCACTTGCCTGAGCGGCCCGACACCACTTCAGGATTCACACGCCGAGAGGCCGAGCCATATGCAACGGTCGGAGCATTCTGGCGAGTGGCATTGACCACGATCATGTCGGCGGTGTCGCCGTCGATCTCTTTGGTCGTGGTGAAGAAGCGTTCGTCCCACACACTGGGCACGCCGCCCAATGGCGACTGCATGATGCCGGTGAGCGTCTTGTAACCAAGGATCTGTTCGAGTGTCTTTGCCATTGCGGGTTCTCACTTGTGCGAAACGGACTATGCCGGTGGGGTGCGGGATGACTCCTAATCCAGCGGATTAGAAGAGGTGGTCGAACACAAACTTCGCGCCGGGGGTGCTGTTCAACTGAGCGACCAGCCACGAACGCAGGCCGGTGTCTGATGGCCAGTTGACGATCTGCGAACTCTGGACTGCACCAGTGACGGGCACGAGTGGCAGCGCGGTATCCGCACTGACACCATCCTCGTCAGTGACCTTGATACCAGTGCTGTCGGGGATGAAGGTCAGCGGGGTTTCTGATCCGTCCACGGGCTGAATAAACGAGCCAGCGACGAATGCGCCGTCAACCGCAGCGGTCACGGTGTAGGAGTTGGACCAAGTTGAGGACGTGCCGAGCAGGGCGGCGGTGGCAGTGACAAAGGTCTTCCCCGCGTAGCCGGTGCCGGAGTAAGTGAGAGCCATGCCCAAGTCGGTATCGGTGGCTGCGATCGCCGTGGCGACGACAGCACCAGCGACGCCAATGGCGGCATCCAGCGCAGTGTTCGCGTTCGACAGGAAGGTGGCATCGGTGGCGCTCCACGCGATGTTGCCCGTGGTGACAAACGTACCGTCTGCCTTCTGCACGCGGAACTGGACGTTGCCGCCAGTGGCAGCCGGTGCCCAGCGAACGTGGTCAACCTGGTTCGTGCCGGGAGCGGTGATGGTCAGGTCGCCGGTGCTGGTGTTGATGCCAGACACGGTCAGCGTCAGCGTGCGGGCCGTGCCGCTGGCCGTAGCTGGGCCGGTGATCTTCACCGAACCAGAGCTGGCACCAAGGCGGCGAACGATCTCAGTGGCCGTGGCCGCCGAGACGTTGACCGTGGTCGCAGTGCTGAGAATCGCACCGGTCGTCACGCCGTAGATGCTGGGAGCAAACTTGCTGCTCGAAGTGATCTTGCCAAGCACCAGACCGGCGCGGAGAATGTCCACGCTGCCCGTGTTCAGCGGGTCGCGGGCCTTGCTGCCGTCAATCACGCGGCTCGACGGAAGGTAGCCAACAGCGCCCTCGTCGCCAAGGAACACGCGGCGATGAGTCGCGGTCTTGAGTGCAGACAGGCCGGGAATGTTCGGAGCTTGGAAAGTTGTCATGGTCTTACCTCAACTGGTCGTTGTGCGTGAGTGCTGTTTGATGGGTGCGATTACTTGCGCTTCTTGCCGAACGCGCGGGCAACGCGATCCTCGAAATCGGGGTCGATGTCGTCGGCCTTGCCCTTGCCGGGGACGTTGCGGGACAGGTCGGTGCGGCCACCCTTGCCAGCGGCATCGGACTTGACGGGCATGTCCTCAAGCGCGTCGAGAACCATGTCAGCGATGGCGGCGGGGAAGCCAGCGGCGGTCGCGGCCTTGCGGCTCAGGCAGATGGTGTGCGGATTTGAAGCCGAACCGACCAAAGCCGATTCCAGCTTGTTGCGAACGGCGGGAGTGATCTTGCCGTCCTTGGCAAGAGACTCCGCGCGGCTCTTGACGTGGCGGATGCCAACGTCGATGACATCGGGATCGACTTCCACCGGCTTGCCAGCGGAGAGCTTGAGGGCCTTGACCTGTTCCTGTGCCGCGGCGAGTTCCTTCTTGGCGGCATCGGCCTCGGCCTTGCTCGCATCGACGACCTCGGGCTTGGCCATCGCGCCAACCTTCTCCATGATCGCAGCCAGCAAAGCGGCCTCATCCATTCCTTCGGTCGCAAGGCCAAGTTTCTCCGCGATCTTCAAGAGGGATTCCATCTTCATGCTCCTTGCGAGTCCAAGTTGCTTGGCCCGCGAAAGTTCGATCGCTACAAACTCGCCTAGTCCCGGCATCGCCGGATCAGCGACGAGCGCAACGTGTTCAATGACATCGATGTAATCGGTGCCGTACGCATCTGCCAAGCGATCGCGGATCGATATCGAGCAGTCCACACGCGCGACCATCTTGATCGCGTCCTCGCCGATGACCTCGATGGTGCCGATGAGCGAATCGCCTTCGACGCGCATCGACTTCACCCAGCCGCGATTTGCCGCAGGATTCCGGGTGTGATCGACGGGCACGGGCACAGGCACGCCCGCCTTTGCCATCTTGTCAAATGACTCAGCCCAATGGCTCAGGCGCTTGGCATCGACTGGGATCGACTCGCCGGTGCCGGGGTGATACCAGTCACCAGCGCGGATCAGCACCTTTTCAAACATCTGCACCGGCTGACCAGCCGCGTTTGTCGAACGACCACCCACAGGCCGGGCCGGTTCATTCATCACTGTCGCCGACATGTACACGCATTTTGGCACGGGCGAATCGTGCCGAAACTACTTCGCCTGTCGATCAATCGCGGATCGTTTTCAGCATCACCGAGGCAGTGACCCGCGCCGCTTTCAGCACCAGGTTCCAATCGTGCAAGTCTTGGGCGAGTCCTCGCCGCTCATCCTGTGGCATCTTCGCGCTCGACTCAATCTCATTGGCAAGATTGACACCCATCTCCGTCCACTTGACCTCTTCCGTCAGCGAGTCAATCTGTGCGAAGGTGTGATACCGCCAGCCGTTGCGGAAGTGTCGCGCGAGGCGCGTGGTCCGCTCTGCCATCATCGGCGACGGCTTTCCTTCCAGAGACTTGGCGACGACAGCGATCTGCCTGCCCAGCACGCTGAGTCCGAACATGATGCGCACGACTCTGTTTCGCGTGAGTGGCAAGCGGCGATTTTAGCGGCGCAAGATGCCGACGTTCACATCGAACCCCTCATCAGGTCCGGGAATAACCAGCACCCCATCGACTTCCTCTGGCTCGGGCGGCTCGATCACGCGGGCGATTCGTTCATCGCGGAATATCTCGATGGTCTGGCAGCGGCAGTTGCTGGTGACAATGCCATTTGAAAGCAGCCAACCGGTGGTGCTTTGAAGGTCATACACCGGGCCATTGTAAAGGTACTTGCGCACTGACTTCACTGTTACAGGTTCGATGCGATGGCCAGATTCTGTAGGCAATTCGTGCCACATTTGGTCATAGGTGTCTTTGTTCCACTTGGCCAGATCGTTCGCGCAAGTTTTGATAAAGCCCATTCCGGCAATGTCCATAATCCCATCAAGTCCGATGATTTCGGCTTCACCGTGCATGCGCACGCCATCGCCGTAGAAGTTGCCGCTGCCGATCGCGGACAATGTTTTCCGCTTCGACATTTGTCGGGCGTGTTCTACAACCCGCTCAATCTTCATCCCGATCGCGCTTCCGTTGTTTGCGAGAACTCTGTCGTTTGGAGCTACATCTCCGGCTGAAGTCCATGCGCCACTCACAAGAATGGGATGCTTCTCTGTGACGCTCACGATCTTTCCGTCGGAAGTCTCAATATCAACCGCCACGCCTCGATAATTAGCCACCACGCCAGCCACAAACTCTCCCGCCACGACCGTTCCGGGCAGGAAGCAGTTGAACCCATTTGGCGGCCACAGCCGTTCCCATCGCGGGTCGTTCTTTTCCAACCGCATTCCCTCCAGCGCGGCGTGACTCGGCCTCACCCGATCATCGCCGACGGTGACATACTCGTAGCCCCAGAGGATAGACTGAATCTCGGGTGCTTCATTGGCCTGCCAGCGTGCCGCCTGATACGTCGATTGGAACTCGGTGCGGTAGACCGTCTCGACCAGTGCGGGTCGATCCAGCGACAGGCCCGCGCTATCCAGTGCGGCCCGCAACTCGGCCACGCCGCTCGAAGTGGAAACGCCCTGCACCGCCAGCACCCGCGCCTGTTTGGTGATCAGCCGGATCGCGGCATCGACCGCCTCATCAGCCGCCTGCCGCGCCGCGTCGGAATACCTCGACGACAGCGAGTCAAGGCCTGACCCGCTCCAGTCCAGTTGGCCCGCGAGCTTCGCGGCAAAGTCATCGACAGCCGATGCCAGTGCCACGCCGCGCACGCGCTTGACCGCAATCGCCGCCCGCAGCGTCCCTTGCAAGTGGCTCGCCACCATGCCGGTATTCACGACCGCCGCCAGTTTGGGCCGCAGCGCTGCCAGTGGCGCAGTCAGGTCGCCACCGTTCCGCCATTCGCGGATGATCGCACCCCGCGCCTTGGCGATGATCGACCGCGACGAGGCGATGCCAGCGGCGACAAGCCGGTCCTGCTCGCCAGCCATGCGGTCGGCTCGCCTCTGTTGTGCCTCAGTGACGGCCATCAGTCCTCCCGGTCGCCCATCGCCTTACGCAGGAATCTGGCCAGTTTGGTGCCGGTGTCTGCAGGTGTCTGCAGTGCCGGTTCGTTCGCATCGACCACCTGCTCCACCTTGGGTACACCGGCCTGATCCATCATCGCGTCAAGGTCGGCCACCGCCTCAAACAGGTCGATGTTCGCGGGATTCGTGAGGATCGTTTTCACCATCTCGCGAATGAACGCCTTGCCTTCGCTGACGATGGGCGACACCTTGATGCGGACCGAGTCCTTGGCCGCGTTGCCGTAATTCTGGATCAGCAGCGGGTTCACGACCTGGTTGTTCACCTGCTCGGCGATCCACTCCGCGTCCTCCTGCGCCACCGACAGGGCAACGTCCGCGTGCTGCTCGGCCTCGGCCAGCGTGCCGCGGGAACCCTCGATCGCCGTGCGCTCAGGCACAAGCCAGCCACGCATCTGCAACGACTCGAAGTGCTGCAAGAGCGACAGGAACTCGGCACCGTGCCCAGAACCAGTCTCGACGAATGAAATCTTCCACGAGGCCAACTGCTCGGGGTCGCCGCCATTGCGGATCAGATCCTCAGCCCACTGCGGGAACGTGTTGGGCATGGCGATGCCCTTGCCCGAGGTCATCATTTCGAGAATCTTCACCGCAATCTCGAAGTTGGATTTCACCTGCCCGTTCGCGTCCCTAGCCTCACCCTCGGGGTACGTCACCATCGGGATGATGCCAGCGGTCTTGTCCACGTAGTTGCCGATTCGACCTACAAGGGTCTGGCCCGGCTTCCACGCGAACTCGCGGATGTTTTCCATGCGCGACCGGCCATACAGCCCATCGGCTTCCGCGTCGTAGGTGAACAGGCACACTTGGTCCGGCTCGAACGATTGGCCGCCCTTGACCTTGATCCCCGCAAAGTCGCGGGTGTGTTCGTAGACCTGAATGGTTACGTCCTCGGGCAACTTCGGCGACAGGCGGCCCACCACAGAACGCCCGGCGTTGTCGATCGACCAGTCAATGACAACGGTCTGGAACCCGTAATCCAGCGAGCGCAGGCCCTCGTTCAAGAGCTTGCGCTTGTGCCGCTCCAACTCTTCGCGGATGAACGCGATGCGATCATCGGGAACGCCGTCCTTGCCCTCGTAGGTCCAGTCTGCAGCCTTGATCGCGGACATGGCCACAGCGCGGGCGATGGCCACAGTCGGGCTTGCACGCATCTTGCGGTAGGTGTCGAAGGTTCCCGCCGGGGCGCGGGTGTCGCCGCGGATCGGACCACGCGAGCCAATCTGAGCCGTGGTCGCCCCACCGCCACCAGTTGATGGCGAAGCTGTTGACGCGCCGCCGCTGCCGACAGAACCGCCAGATGATCCCGATTCGATGGCCATACGTCACCTCACACTGAAACGCGCCTCGGTCGGTCGCTTGAACCGCCCTGCGGACCTTTGGTAGCAGACACGATAAGAACAGGCGTCAGACATATGGCCGCGCATCGGATCGGATTTATCAACCGACCCATCGGCCTCCATGCGAAGGTTCTCAAAGTCCGCGATCAGCACTTGGCAACGGGGGTGGATGCGGTAATGGGTCTGGCCCGCCACATCTTCAAGCGCGTCGTTCATCGCCGCGATGCGATCGACCACCGGCGGGTTTGCCTTGGGTGTGCGAATCCGGCCCTTGATCCCGCTCCGCTGCATCCACTCGCTGATGATGGCATATTGCGACCGGCCAGTCTGAGCATTGGCCGAATTGCCCGTCGCGTCGCCGTAGACATGCACCTCCGGCCACGGGTGCATGTTCACGAACTGCTCGACCCGGCGAAGCGACGCGATCAGGTCCAGACGCGGGGCGTAGATTTCATCGACCGTTGTAAATTGGTCTGTGGTCGGGTTGTAGTGCCCCAGCTCGATGTGCATGCCGGGGTTGATGTTGAAGTCGAATGAGATTTGCAAGGGCAGGTTTGGCTGCCAGCCGACTGAGGCATCGACGTGATGCTGCTTGAACCGGGAGAACACCGCGCCGGATGCCAGCCGTCTCGGGCTTTGCTGGTACATCGCCTGCCACTTCACGTCACCGCCACGTTCGGCCAGCCGCTTCTGCTCCAGCGCGGCAGCGTCATACCGCTCAGGGCACAATGGCTCACCCGGCGCGCGGCCCATCGGATCGTTCATCCCGGCCACAGCAGGCAGGCATATGTGGGTCCACTTTTCGGGTTCCTCGCGCAACAGCACGCCGGACAGGTCATCGGGGTGCATCCGCTGGTGAAGGATGATGATCGACGCATCCGGCTCAGTGCGGGTTGTGAAGCTGGCTTCAAACCAATCCATCAGATTGCGGCGGTACGTTGACGAATACGCCTCGGCCCATCCTGGGTAGGGATCGTCAAGCAGCAGCACATTCCCGCCGAAGCCCATGATGCCCTTGCCCACGCCAGCGCAAAGCATGCCGCCGCCCTCCGGCGTGTTCCATCGGTCCGCTGCCTTCGAGTCGTTGCGGAGTTTGACCGTGAAGTACGGGTTCCACCCCACCTCGTTGCGGACCCATCGGCCATGCTCATCAGCCAGAGGCGCTGAGTGGGTGCACGCAATCACGCGGCCGGTCGGCCAGTTCTCCAGATACCACGCTGGCAGCCATCGGCACAACAGTTGAGACTTTCCGTGTCGCGGCGGAATGTTCACGATCACCCGCGCCCCGCCCTGCCTGATCTTCTCGGCCAGCAGTTTGGACAGATGGGCAAGGTACGGGTATGGCCGCCACTTGCCCTCAGATGCCATCTCAGCCAGCGTGTGCGGGTAGTACGCCGATGCCACGCGCACGGTCTGTTCCGGTGTCAGGTTGATACCGGCGCGCCTCACTCAGTTCTCCATGATGGTCACTTCGACGCGGGGGTTCTTGTCGTACCCGTGCGACACCAAGGGCAGGGTGGTGAACACGTTGTCATCAGGGACAATGCCCACAGTGGCAAAGGCATCGCGTGCGTACTTCATGGCCGCGATCAGGTTGTCGTCGTCCCACGGCTTGGCCGGATAGAACGCCTCGTACTTGATCGTCGCGGATGCGTAGGGCAGGCCTTTGGCGTGGGCGATCGCCTCTCGGGCGCGAACGATGCTCGACCACTTGTGGATCTTCTTTTGCTTGGCGAGAACCCGCCAGTGGCACCGGGCATTCGGCGACAGTTCATGCGGCGGCATCGCCACCGTGATCTTCAGCGCGCCTTTGGGGGCGACGATCATGGGCGGCTCCAGTCGATGCGGACGACGCGGGGTTCAGTGCCGCGAATCTGACCTCGCGCTGTTTCCAAGTCTTTGCACAGATTGACAGCACCGTTGGGCCAAATGATCGCCCACTCCGGCGGTTTGATGGTTTCGACCGCTGGCTCGGGCTTCACTTCCTTGACCGTCAGCCCGCACCCTTGGCAGTAGCGGGTGAAGGTGGAGAGGTCGATGGGGGTTTCAGTGAATATTGTCCCCAAACTCTCCCACTCACCAACATGGTTCAGCCGAACATACCTCCACAAGCGGCCTCGCCACTGGCTTACATGTCCATTTATCACCGTAAACCGATCCCCATCCATCACGTCAACTTCGAGATTCATCGCCCACCTCCCATTCTTCCCAACCGCGTCTCGCGCTCGCACATTTCCTCGTACAGCCGCCGAATCAGGTCCATGACGTTGCTTGCGTCCTTGAGTGCGTCCATGTCCCACTCGCCATTACGCCGGGCCTGAAGGTACAGGTGGGTCCACGCTGGCATGAACGGCAACCGATACTCGGCACGGAACTCGGTCCCACCCTCCGGCTTGGAAATCCGAAACGACACTTGCGGCGTGTGCTGTTCGTACCGCTCCCACAGATCAAGCTCGGACGGTGGGAAGTAGAGCCAGTTGTTCAATTGGCACCCCCTGCTTCCATCGCCTCGCGCTTGCCCTCTTTGCGGGCAAGACGCATGGCGTAGATGAACACGGCGGCGGAAATGCAGTTTAGAAGAAATGACCACAACAGCCACCGCCAATCGAACGCGCCGCTTTCGTTGAACAATGGAATCCTCCATGAGACGCCGACGAGCGTAACAATGATGAGCCAGAGGATGTGATTCACTTCCCACCCCCGATCAGGTAGACGAGGCCGATGACAGCAATCCCGAGGTGTGAGATGGATGCAATCGCCTCTAACCAAAGAGTCGAAGACTTCAAGGCCATTTTTTTCGATTGCCAGAACATGGCCACCCACAACACGCCAAACACAAGCACCGTACACACCATCACCCACTGCAACCAGATAGGCATCACTTGGCACCTCTCACTAGGTGAAACATCGCGCTGATGGCGACCAGCGTGACAAGGCCACACAACACCGCAAGGGGCGGCCCGAACGGCCAGCACCAATCCCGCTTCTCACGCGCCTCGTGGAAGTAGATCGACACAAACG